CCAAAACTTCATGGAATGTTCTTATTCCTACAATCCGTAAAGAAAAGTCAGAAATATGGGTAACTTTTAACCCTGAACTAGAGTCAGACGAAACTTATCAAAGGTTTGTAGTTAATCCACCTGAAAACTCTGTAGTGCAAAGAGTTAATTGGTCAGATAATCCATGGTTTCCTGAAACATTACGCATGGAAAAGGATGCGCTTCAGAATCGTGACATCCAAGCCTACAATAATGTATGGGAAGGTCTATGCAGACTTACAGTCGATGGAGCTATTTTTGCCAATGAGATGAATATGGCAGAGTTGCAAGGAAGAATTACACGAGTCCCATACGATGCAACCAAACCTGTTCATGCAGTATTCGATTTAGGATGGGCAGATCACACAGCTATTTGGTTTGTTCAATTTATAGGCATGGAAACACGTTTAATAAGATATTTGCAAGATACGCAAAAAACAATGAGTCATTATTTGCACGAAATGCAAAAATTAGGATACATATATGATACTTTACATCTACCTCACGATGCTCAAAGCAAAAATATTGCGTCTAATGGACGTTCAATCGAAGAAATAGTTAGGGCAGCTGGATATAAAACTAACATTTTACCTAGAGTTCCTATCGTTGATTCCATAAACGCAGCAAGAACCATATTCAGTTCTTGTTATTTTGATAGAGAAAATTGCGCAGATGGGTTACAATGCTTGCGTCACTATCGGTATGAAGTCGATCCTGATACTAAACAATTTAGTAGAACGCCACTCCATGATGTTTATTCACATGGAGCAGATGCATTTAGGTATATTGGCCTAATGATAGCTGACAAAAAAGAACGAAAAGCTCAAAAACAAACTTACACTCCTGGCGTAAGCTGGATGGGATAAAACATGGCAGAAGATAGTATTCAAGTAGTCGATAATGACCCACGCATTGCAGATGCGATAAAATTCCTTCAATTTGCTAATGAAGCTGACCAAATGAATAGGTCAGAAGCGTTAGAAGATTTAAAGTTTGCAGCAGGTGACCAATGGCCTGTTGAAATTCAAAACAGCCGAGTATTAGAAGCTCGACCATGTCTAACAGTAAACAAAGTTGACGCTTATTGCCGTCAATTAACCAATCAAATGCGCCAACAAAGACCACGCATCAAAGTGCATGGCATGAATACAGAATCAGATGCAAGAATGGCAGAAATCCTACAAGGTATTTGCCGACACATTGAAACACAATCCGATGCAGATGCAGCTTATGACAAAGCAGGTGATTTTGCCGTTAGAATGGGTTGGGGTTATTGGCGTGTAACTACAGATTATGTTCGTGACGATTCATTCGATCAAGAAATCTATATCAGAGCTATCGACAATCCTTTTACAGTCTATTTTGATCCTAATTCAGTTATGCCTGACGGATCAGACGCAGAAACAGTTTTAATTACTACAGTTATATCCAAGGCAAACTTCAAAAAAATGTATCCTCAAGCCGAAACCGAACAAGGTTTTACAATGCGTGGCACAGGTGACACTAATCCTGAATGGGTTATGAAGGAAGATATTAGATTAGCTGAATATTTCTACACAGAACGCAAAGCTATTAAAGTTCATTTATTATCAGATGGCACAAGTGTTAAGTCAGAAGATTTACCTTCACAAGAAACATTAGATGCAGCAGGAATCACAATCGTTGAAACTCGTAATTCATTCGAGAAAAAGATTAAATGGTGCAAATTGACTGCAATGGAAGTATTGGAAGAAGGCGAATGGGCAGGTAAATATATTCCTATTGTTCCTGTTTATGGTCAAGAAACTGTTGTAGAAGCCAAGAAAAAGAAATTTGGTATTGTTCGCATGGCCAAAGACCCACAAAGAATGTATAACTTTTGGCAAACTTCACTTACCGAGTCAGTTGCATTAGCACCTAAAGCTAAATGGCTATTGGCTGAAGGACAAGATGAAGGCCATGAAAACGAATGGGCTATGGCTAACATTAAATCAATGCCTGTTCTACGTTACAAGCAAAAAGACATTGATGGTAACCCAGCTCCAGCTCCACAAAGATTACAACCTGAACCACCTCCAGCAGGTATTATGGCTGCGGCTCAATCTATGACTACTGACTTAATGCAAGTCGTAGGTATTTTTGATCCTGCACAACTTCCTACAGGCAACATTTCAGGTAAAGCATTACAAGGTCAACAACAACAAGTTGACATGACTAATTTCCATTACTATGACAACTTAACTCGTTCTATCCGTCAAACAGGTCGCATTATCCTTGATTTAGTTCCAAAGATTTACGACAGAGAAAGAGTTATGCGTATCATTGGTGACGATGGAAAGCCTGAAATCTTAACTATTAATCAATTTGGTCAAGATGAAGAAGGCATTACAAAGATTCTTAATGATGTGACTGTAGGCGAATATGACGTGGTTATGGATACAGGCCCAGGCTACAACTCTAAACGTCAAGAAGCAGTTGATTCTATGATGCAACTATTTGCAGCTGATCCTGCTTTAATCCAAACTGCTGGCGATTTGCTAGTAAGAAACATGGATTTCCCAGGTGCAGAAACTATTGCTGACCGATTAGCAATCAATAATCCATTGGCAAAAGTTGACGATAAGTCAAAAGTTCCACCAAGAGTTCAAATGGAATTACAACAAGCTCAAGCACAAGTTCAACAACTTACGCAACAAGTTCAAAGCTTACAATCATTTATTCAACAACGTTCAGACATTGAAGGAGTTAAACAAGATGCAGAAACCAAGCGTGAACTTATGCGTCAAACTGCTAAAGCTCACGATGTTGAAATGCGTGACGCTACTAAACGCCATGACACAGAAGTTAGAAGCGAAACTCAAATACAAATTGAAGAACTTAAGGCTCAAATAGCACTTATTCTTGCTAACATGAGCAATCATCAATCAGAATTAGCTAACGCCGAAACAACAGAAAGGGCAATATAATGACTATCGTAACAAGTAAAACTAAAAAGCAACACGATGAAAAGCATATGGCTAAACAAACAGGAAAGCCTGAAGATACTCATCCACATCGTGTTCATGTAAGAGATTATGATATTGATCTTGAAGATATGAGCAAAAGCAAATTTCCTAAAGAACATATTGACGTTGGTCTTGCCAAATATGATGGCAAATATAAAGGATCAAGTGATAAAGGTTATTATTTTGGATTCCCACAAGAAAATAACGCATCAAATTTCGTAAGTCATGTAAATACAAACAAATATACTCATGCTGAAATGAACAAGGATTGATTTGTAAGTAATTTTGTAGTATAAAGCAACAATCTACCAATGGATTCATTGGGTAAAAATCTTGGAGTATTCCATGTCAGAAAAAGAAGCAGGAAATGTAGTAACTTCTGCAAACGCAGAAGAGTTTTACGCAAACAGATTGGGTTTAGCTGAAGAAGCACCAATTGAGGCTGTAGAAACACCTAAACAAGAGGAAAAACCTACAGAGCCAATTGAGGAAGCAAACGATCAGAGTGAACAACCAACTGAAGAAACAGAAACAAAAGCAACAGAAGAAAAGAAACCAAACCCCAAGCTTGAAAAAAGATTTTCAGAGCTAACAAAACAACGTGAAGAAGCTCGCAAAGAAGCGGCTCGTGAACGTGAGCAACGTGAAGCTTTAGAAAATAGACTTAAAGAGCTAGAAGGAAAGGCTCAACCGAAACCTGTAGAGGAAAACGTTAAGCCACAGCCTAGTCAGTTTAATGATGCGTTTGAATACGCTGAAGCATTAGCTGAATGGAGTGCTGAACAAGCTATTTTAAATAGAGAAAAAGCCGAAGCTGAACGTAAAGCCCAAGAAGAACAACAAAAACTTGTTCAATCTTGGAATGAACGATTAGCTAATGTTAAGGCGGATTTCCCTGATTATGATGAAATGATTGCCTCTGCGGCTGACATTAGTGTTAGTGACGCAATAAGAGATGCAATGTTAGAGTCTGAACAAGGCCCTAGAATTTTATATCATCTAGCAGAGAATCCAGAGCTAGCAGAAAAGCTTAATTCTATGACACAAACTAGCGCCCTTCGAGAAATTGGGAAATTGGAAGCAAGGTTTGAGGCTAATGCAACACCTAAAGAAGCCAAAACTGAAGCTGAAACGAAACCTTCTATTGCACGAAGCAAAGCACCTGCACCAATTAGTCCCATAAAGACGAGTTCAGCAGTTGCCGATGTTGGTGTAAGTTCAGATGGTGAATTCCATGGCACATATCAACAATGGCGTGAATCTCGGAAGGCAGGAAAAATTAGGTAGCAGGATATTAAACTCTTAAAATAAGGAAATATCATGGCTAATAATTTACTAACCATTAGCAAGATCACTAACGAAGCGTTGATGGTCTTGGAAAATGAATTAACATTCACATCAGAAGTTGATCGTAATTACG